GTGGGTTTATTGTCTGTTGATGCCATTGTCAAAGAACTGACATTTACTAAAATCCCTGCAATTACAGGAGTTGTCTGCGTAACACAGACTGTTAAATTAAGGTTTAAAGAGTCTTCCTCTGGGGTTTTATTAATATTATTCGTGAGTGTTTTATTTAATAAGGATCGCACGGGCCACTCCGCCTGCACGTCTATTTCCCCGGGTGAATAGCCTTTATTTATAGACTGGCACACATTCACCAATGGAGCTATTTGTAAGCTCTCCAGCCGATAATCTGAGTAATCGCGGAAGAAATCGCGGGGTATGTCTCCTCCTTTTATAACGATATCAATCAGATCCGATCCTATGCTTGCCGTAGCCACATCTCCCTCTGGATCTAGAGGGGGTTCTGGTAATTTTCTTAACTCTCGAACAGCAGAGAGGTGTTGATCATAGATAATGTCATCTATAACAGAAATATCAGTATGATACTCCCTATTATAGCAACTTTGTAATTTCTCGATCAACGATATCCAATGTCGCCTATCAGTAGGATTTTGTCTGCGGCTTTCAGCCTCCACATTCTTCAGGATCTCGAGTTGTACCTCGGAATCCGTTAAGAATGTCGAATGACCTGGCCATGCCAAACTCAACAACATAGAACTTTGCTCTATTGGATCAAAAATAACATCCTCAACTCGTCTAAAATAACGTTTAAGAAATGTTGCCTGATCTATAGATATAAATGGAACTAATTCTGATGTCTTATCAGCCATAGTGAAAGTGATGTTCATTTCTGCTAACACCTTAGCTATAGAAACATGATTAAACTTTTCATTGTTGGTTCCTAAAATGCAATCATCCCCATATGTCAAGAGATGAACAGAATTACGGAATAGCCCAAAATGGCCCAATTTCCACCAAACGACTCTTAAGTATAAAGAATTGCCGATGCAATTTAATATTAGAGTCAGGAATTGTCCAGAAGGGTTCGTACCCGATATTTCCATAACATCATAGCGTAAACCGAGTATCATTATATTCATCAAAGAATTAAATAATTTCTCAGCAACATCCATTTCTTCATTGGTATATTTTAAATGCACCGCCATAATGCATTTTATAATCACCCAGACAGCACGTGTTATGAGATCAGGAAACTTCTTATCGAATTCCTTATAATCTCCTGCTACGATGTTGTCCTCTCCGAAGAAAACTAAATGGGAATAGAACCTATCCCACACCTCAGAAAATGTATTCACGCCTAAAGCACATTCCATAACAATACCATTGTCCATGAAGAAATCAACGACAGGCAGAAAATACATCCTACCTAATATTGTATGTACAACGCTCGATCCGGTAAATAATCTGACGCGTCCTTCATTGTTTTTCTTGACACTAACACGTTCATCTTTAAGAGAGCCC